AGCCTGTTTTTCGACCCCTGCGACTACGGCAGTAACGGCGGCGGTTTCCAAAGTCGTAGCCAGTTTTGATTTCGCAACTGCGGCGGCGCCCATTTCGTTCCATGTAAAACCGTCACCCGCAATAAATGTTCTCGATGAAATGTCGAAAAGAATTGCCCCGGCCTCCGGTACTATGTTTGCACGAGTGCCATTGATAACGCCGGCCTTGACTTTAAAACTTGAATCTCTCGTCGTTCCCATAATTGTAAAATTTTATTATTTAACATATTCCTGTCGGCTTCCCGGCATATCGACCTCGATATGAACGTCAAGATCGGTCGCCATTTCATCCAATGCAGAAGGGTCGGCACCTGCAAATAACGTACTCGCGTTTGTCGTATCACGCCATAAAGCAAGAATTAACATCGAAGAAATATTCGCAGTCGAAAGGTCAATGTCGGGAAATAATGAAATTTGATTTAACACCCCGGACGTATAAGTAAAGGCGTGCGACTGCAAAACGCCAAAGTTGAAATTCGTGTAATCGGTTTCAATCAAATCGGCTTCGCCATTGTTCGATAGTTTCCACCCGAGCAACCAGTTCGGAATATTCGCCGATTGTTGTTTCCAATGAAGGTGCGGTCGTCCATTCGTTGCCAGTTTCCAATAGTGTTGTATTTGAACTCGCATAATTACAACTTCGTTCGTATACCGTGCATCCGAATCGAATTGTATTGCCCCATTAAATCGGTTCAAAGAATATCTCGTCGCTGCCGAATCGAGATTTACACCACTTAACGGCCCTAACATATCGAGCCAGTACGTATCGCTATAAGGTTCGACAATTACGGGAACCCATGCCGTGCCGTTTCCCAGTACGTGCGAGTTTAAATTCCTGTCGAATAACAACGCCCCGGCTTCCGGTTCAATACCTGCGGAAGTTGCTACGCTTCCCGCCTTAACTTTAAAACTTGAATTACTTAATACGGTCATAATTTCGGGATTTTATATTTTAACAAAGTTCGCAGAATAATCGTACACAAAAAAACACCTTACGACACCGAATATTTTCCGTATGTCGGATTCCTTCGAATATGCGAGATACCGTACCGGATTGCGTCGATCGAGTGATTCCAATTATCGCAAGGCTCGTCGATAAATTCACCGTGTTTGTCTTGCTTGTATGAATAATTGCGGAACTCTTTTATCGTGTTAATCGACCGCTTCGTAATGTTTAGTTTAAATTCCTTCATTGTTCGCAATCCATATTTTACGGAATCCGGCCCCTTCACCGCACCGATAACATTTAAACCAAGTTGCCGAAGTTCAGCATTCGATTTCGGTTCTGCCGAATCTGCAATCACTTCGATATTTCCTTTCGCCTCCGGGTGAACGATCGCAAATATATCACGATTGAAAAGCCCCGTATTATATTCAATCTCGTCGATCCAAAATTCACCGCTCACGTATTTGATTTCCAGTATCGCAGTCGGGTCGGCTGAAAATCCATAGTCGATAACGAACACCCTTCGTTTCGATTCCTTCGGCATTTCTTCACATTTAAACCAGTTGCGCCCTTCCTCGAAAATAAGCCCTTCCAACGATCCGTATTTCCCAAGCACGAACACCCTGTAAAAGTTTGGATCCGTAGTCGCCCTTTTTTCCAAAGCGTCGATAATTTTTTGCTCGATAAACGGGTTATCCTTGTACGTTGCATGAATTATCGTAACGTCGTCCCTTTCGTCCTGTAACTTGGTCGCCCAAAATGGCGATACCGGATTCCATGTTAAAATAATTTGCTCCCGAGTACGGATTTCAACTTGGTCGAATATTCCTTTCTTCACATTGTACGCCTCGTCGATCAATACATAATCGTGACGCATCGCAAAGAACCGAGCCTCGTCGTCTGCCGGAATGAATTGCATAATTGCACCACTTGAAAAAGTGTACGTATTATCGTTCTTATTGAATCGCTCTCGGTCATATCGTCCCCGCATTATAATCCTTTGCCAGTCCCGATAAACGGAACGCTTAATTACTGGTAACGATTCACCGATAATCGTAATAACGAGCGGGGTCGTTGACATTTCAGCAATGATCGTCAAGTATTGAAGTGCGGAAATTGTTTTACTCGAACTCGATCCACCGTACAAGCAAACTATTCTCGTTTCCATATGGTTCGCCATATGGTCGAAGATTCCAGTTACTTCGAAATCAAGTTCCGGATTTTTTGTTTCGTTCATCCAACGTTTTTAAAACCTTCATTACGCCCTTTTGCTCCGGTTTCACTACAAATACGGGTGCGTTAATATTCGCAACTTCGGTTCGTTCCACATACCCCCGACGCTTTCCTTTGGTTTTCAAAAAGAAAATAGTCGAAGTCGGATTGCCGTCCCTTATTTGTTGGTGCAATTTGCTTTCGGCAAAATCCAAAGCGATCTCGTCCATTTCGGAAACCGCTTCCGCAAACTTCTTATCGTGCTTTAACCAGTCGTAGTACGTCCTTCTCGAAACCCCTGTCAATTTACACGCAGTCGTCACAACACCGAGCGACTTTTCAAGCGCCTCGATCATTACCTTTTTTAAGTGTGCAGATTGTGACCTCGTAGCCATAACTTATTTTTTGTAAAGTTCGTCAATTATTTCCGGGTACGTATTCAATCTTTTAATTTTGTGGTGAAGGCGATAATGATGCGCCCCCATAGACGCCACAACAACGCTCGACGGGTTAAAAATCACCGTATAAAACGATTTGATATAAGTACCTATATCGAGATATTGTTCCGTTAAACCGCCCGTATTCGATTGCGTCTGTTTTTGAATTATCGCAACGTTGTTTATCTGCAAGAAAAGTTCGCCACGGCTCCCGAGATTGACATACGTACAAACGTCCTCGTTAATCCTTCCAACGAATTGAAATGGTCGATCCGTACTGCAAATAAACGTATTCATTACCTTGCGTTTCGTTGCCGGTCCCTTCGCCATGCCGGATTCCTTGCCTCCGATGAAATCACCGTTCTGCGCCATCGCTATCGAAAGTGCCGGAATCTTTTTGAAGTATTCAACCAAAGCACCGAACACCCCGTCAAGGTTTTTTATTTTCCATTCGCCAAACTGGTTATTCGTATCGAACTTATAATTGAACGCAGTATAATCGTCATCGAGTACAATGAAATATTTCGTGCCGACTTCCTTTGCAATATCGAACACCGCATTACGAGCGTAAACAACACCTTTCCGATGATCGAAATTATCTGCAATATCGAACCGCCCTTCATAATCCGCTTTCGAAAAAACGATTACTTCCTTGCCGTATTTCTGTACGTACTCCGGGACGAACGAATCTTCATTATCGCAAACCAAATAGATCGCACCAGTATAACCGCCCTTCCGCAAAGTGCGATAAGTTACAACGCCATCCGGTCTGCCGTGCGTCAAAATGTATGCGGCGAATTTATCCTTTTTCATCATTCGTAAATAGTTCGTTCAATTTCTCCGATAGTTCGACGTATCCTTCCTTTATCGCTTTATTAAAGTCAATGATTACAAGCCCGGAACGCTCGATCAATTCTTGAACTTCCTTTTCCGAGTGTACGTAAAAATCTGCAATCCACGAATAATTGAAAACAAAATGACGGGTCGCTGCTGTCGCAAGAAAGTCCTTTACGTCCTCGGGAATCTTTGCCGTTTCGATTTCTTCAATCAGTTCCGCATATTTCGTTCGGTCGACCAAATCCGCAACGTCCGGCTTCTCGTCCCTCGGTTCATAATTCGGAGCCTCAACTTTATTCGTGTACGGATCGCCCTCGTCCATGTTTGGAACCGCAAGCCCCCAGTCGAGTAAATCTTGAACGTCCCATTCGTTCGCCAAAATTTCCCAGTCCCAGTCGCCGAAGCCGACATTATCTTTTATAATAAACTCTTTTTTTTGTGCCTCGCTTAACTCGTCTGCGCTTACGATCCAGTCGTCCGGTACTTCTTGAAAGTCCATATCACGCAAAGCCGCAAGCCGCATATTGCCGCCCAAAACAACACGCTTGTCGTCAATCACTATCGGTCGCAGTTTCATCATTTCGGGAAATTCACGGATCGAACTTTTCAACTGTTCGAACTTTCCTTTGTCAATGAATCTCGGGTTCGCAGGGTTTTCGGTTATCGTATTTAATTTTATCATTTATCCGTTGTGTATTTTATAGTGACAATCGTAGCAAAGCGGTTCGAGATTTTCCGGTTCATCGCTCCCGCCTTGTGAACGAAAAACTTTGTGGTGAAGTTCAAAGTTTATAACGTAATCCTGTTTCGGACACCTCGAACATTTGATTACTTCCTCGGGCGATAAGCCTGTATGCCGGAGCCAGTTTCGAACGTATCCTTGCATCTAATTGAAATTATAATGTTCTTGAATATATTTATCCGCTTGCTCCAAACACCATTTTTTCGACCGAAAGCCATTTTGAAAAGTTTTCGCAATCTGCTTGCGCAACTTCCTTCTTCGTCTACGCTCTCGCCAGTTCACGGCTTTATCAATTCAAGGTGCGGCAGGTCGATAAATGTTCCCGGCTCGAGCCATTCGGTATCTCGATCCCAGTCTGCGCCACTTCGCAAAATATGGTCGATCCTTCCTTCGCCATGCAATACCATCGCACACGTTAGAAACGATCCGATTATCGCCGCCATATGAACTCGGTCGTATCGCAAATCCGGTCGCCCTTTGATATACGCACAAAGGTCAATCGCCATGCCGTAGCCGTTCTTTTTTTGGTGTTTCGATTTCTTCTTGAATCCATCGCAGTACGTGACAACACCCCCGCCCGTTTCCTTCCAGTTATCCGGATCGTACGGGTCGGCACTTCCCGGCACTTGAATACGTCCAATTTTAAATAGCGAGAATTGTTTCTTCGCAGTCCGCACCCCGTCTGTTAAGGTGAACTCGATCGGGCAAACATTACAAGCTAAATCGACGATCGACTGCCAGTCCGGATGCACGCCCGAATCGTACACTTTTCGACTTCCTTTTCCGAGTTTCCACATATTCAAATACGTTTAATTGGTTATTTACTGCCGTCCATTTTGGGCGTTTCTTTGGGTCGTGAACCATTATTTCGAGCGTCCCGATCTTGATATAAAAGCCCTTGAACGTGAACCTTCTCGATACGTTTTCTTTCAGCTTCGATATAATCCTGTCGAACCTTCGCCAGTAACGCACGTTTACTTTTTTCAAGTTTTCCATTTCCGGTATCCGTTATGATTAATGTTCGGTACAAAAAAAAAGGGTGCGTTAACCAAGCCCGTAAGGTCGGTAACGACACCCCTATAAATCGTCCGGCGTCCTTCCTCGTTTTGAAGTTATACGCCTCGCCTTTCATTGTATCAATTATTACGATCATAAGTCAATGAATAAAATGTACGCACTTCCCGTGCGACATACCTAAAACAAGCAAGTCGGCGTTATCGTCCTGTCGGGCGCATTTCCGACAAAGGTCAACCGAAAGCCATTTGCACTTTTTAAGTGATTTCTTTGCGATCTTTCTTTGCGTCATGCCGTTACTTTTTTTCTGCGCTTAACTCGATCCGTTAGTGTTTTGAAATGTTCTTCGGCTCGTTCCAAAACCGACGGGGCGAAGGCGGTTTCTCCAAAATCTTCGTTCCGGGGTTTCAATTCTTTGTTTTCGAACCTTACTTCATTGCCGCCAATTATTCGGACGAACTCTTTTTGTTCTCGGATAATAAATACCTCGTATCCGATTATCTTTCCCGTAGGAAGTTCAACGGTATACATTGCAACGTCCCGGTTTCTTTTAACAAGGTTTTGCGTATATCCGCACCTTTTGAAAGTTGTTTCGAGTGTTTTCATCATAGCACGAATGTACGATGAAAAATTGACTTCACAAAACCTCGGGGAAAGTGAAATATATTTTCACAACGGTTTTCGGTACGCTATCGTATTCGGAATAACAGTAAAACGAATATTAAAGTCCAAAGAAACCACGCCCCGATAATTACCCAAAACGATACGTATTTCGTTATTGGTTTCTTAATGTAAACTTCGTGAATTTCAGTATTTACAATTTTGATCGTATCGGAACTTACTCGAATAACCGAATCGAGTTTAAATTGCAAAACGGAATCCTTTTGAATTAATCGTAGTTTCATCCGGTCGTTTTCAATCCACGCTTTCGCTTGTGCCAGTTCTGTTTCGGCCTCAACTGGTCGCCATACACGCACGACGGTATCGTTTATAACGATTATCTTTTCCCCTGCATAAACAGTATCGCCCGGAAGATATTTCTCGATTATCGTATCTCGGTACGTGATTACATGGATCGTATCGACGGTGTTTATAACCTCGGGCGGGAACTTATCAAAGCACCTTTTCGAAGTAACGCATCCGATTGAAAGTGCCAAAATTGCGAATAATATTGCTTTTTTCATGCTCGTTTTTTATTGGTGAAAAAAAAAGGCAACCGGTTAAAGTTGCCTTGATTCTTTCCGAATCCTTTATTCTTTCGGTTCCTTGTTTAAAATTATTCCGATAACAAATTCGACTATCGACTTGAAAAATAGCAAGTTTCCCGAGCGCAATCCATTTGCGGCGGCACCACTTAACAAGCCCCATAAAGCCGTTTGATACCAAACAGATTCGGCAAGATAACCGACGTTGATTACTTGACCGAGAAAAGACACGCCGACCGCCAGTATCATTACGACGATTACTTTTGCGACTTTTTGCGTCAATTTCATTATACGAATAACCGCCTCGCCCACAAAGGAAGCGATCGCCGCTACGCCCAAATACGAAAACATAAGTGTTCCGAAGTTGTCGTATAAATATTGCCAGTCCGGAACCGTTGGAACTTCACCCTGCGCAAGCACGGCAACAATCGGTACGAATAACAATACAACGGCCATTAAGAAAAACATTTTCAATTTTTTCATGCGTTTAATTTTAGGTTTAAATTATAAGTGATTAATCAATTTATCAAGCATAAATAAAACGATCGTAATAAGTATCGAGGAAACCGTTACGAGTATTCCAATAATCCACCGGTTGCGGTTTCTTATTTGTGTTTTACCCGCTTTTTCTCCTTCGTAGTGATCCTGTTTTCCGATTACCCTGTCGAGGTTTCGATCTAAATTTGCAACGGTCATTCGTAAATCCTGTACGTTCTCGGCAAGTTTCGGAACACTTTCAGCAAGTCCGACCTTTCCGTTTCCCATAACAAATTTTTTTATGGTATTCACTTCAATTTGAAGTGCGGCGATTTCCGCTTCCTTCCGGCAGTATTCGTGCCCCTTTTCAATAGCCATCCGTTTTCGCTTTCACAAAAATACGAATTAAAGAAATACCGCACAACAACGATAGCGCACGAATAATCAATTTACATACCGAGCAATATGTTTGTGCCGTTCCTTTGCGATCACGTTACTCGCTGATACTCAATGCGTTACAAGGGTATAATAAAAGACTTGATTATCTTTTTATGCCGAAATCCGATAGGGTACGTTTATCTCCCGAATCCCGGTCGATCGTTAAAAGTGATACCAACATACCAGTCAAGGGGTAAAGTGCCGAAATATCATCGCTTTGACCTGTCAGTATCGACGTGACACTTTGCCGTTAACCCCGGACATAAAAAAAGGGGTGCCGGTTTGAACCAACACCCCTGCGGAAATAAATTTTAATCTTGTTCACCTTTCAATCGCTTTTTAAATTCAGTATCGAAATCGTCCGTCCAAAAATCCCAAATATAATTTTCGTCAAGTAAATCGAATACCTCGTCAAAGATATGTTCGGGAATATCTTCGAATTTTATCCATTCGTTAAAAGGTAAAGCCCGAAGGTAATTTTGCGCCTCCCGGTATTTTGCAGGGTCGCCCCTTCGTTTCGGTTCAAATTTTCTCGCTGTCATTTTTTACCCTTTCCCGGTACTTATTCAATCCCGAAATCAAATCTCGTACCTGTTCGTTAATGTTCGGGGAAAAATTCTCGATTTCCTTTTCCCTTTGCGACTGTTCGGCAGTTGTTAAAACCTTATGATAAACGAGCCAGTTCGCAACGGTCGGGTAATTTATACGAACCCTGTAAGCACCGCCTTTCGCCATTCCGTTTTTAAAGGTCGCCCATAATTGCTCGGGTTTTACCCCCGGCCATGTAACACGAAGTAAATCAAATAATTCATCGACAAGTCCGACCAAACTATCCGGGTCGGGTATCGGATCCATATTTAATTTAATAGATTTCAAAACCATCGCCATAAGTAATTCCTTAAATTGCTCGGGCGTTTGGTGTTTAAGCATTCCGGTCGACTGGTTTGCTAACTCGCTTTTTTTCTGTTTTCGTATCTCGTTCATAATCCGTGTCGTTTCATTATTTCATCCGCTTTGTCGAATGCGACTTTTGCCGTTGCCTTATCGGTTCCCCTTTGAAGTTCGAACAAACCTTTCCAACCCTGCGCCATTGATTGCTCGATAATCGCTACGGCTACCTTTAAATTCGTACCCGCCATTTCTCCAAGTGATTTTAAAGCGGCTTGTTCGCCTCGTGGTTTATACTTAAATCCGAATTGTTCTTCCTTGTAATCTTTCCAACTTTGCCAACGGTTTATAAAAAGAGGGTCGTCGAATGGATAAGTAATCGGAGCCGTGAAAGGCTTTATCTTTTTCCCTTTTCCAATATCCTTATCTTTATCTTTATCTTTATCTTTATCCTTATCCATATGGTCGCCCATATGGGAAACCCTTTTTTTAGGATTAAGATTTTTTATTCGACTTTCTTTGTACGTATCTCGTTTATGTAAAATATCTCGCATACGAACATTGAAGAACCCGTTCGAATCTTCCTCGAATTTCTCCCGGATTTCATCACTCGTACACATTTTTTCGAATACCTTTTTCGGTATACTTCCATTAATACTATCCGCTTGCTCAAATAATAAAAGCAAGTAATCATACGCCTCGACCTTTTCCATATGCCGTACGGCGTGCAAGAAATCTCGATAGTAAAAAGGAAACTGCGGCGTTTTTTGCGTCATTTCCATACTGGTTTTAAAAGGGGCGCACCCTGTTAAGATACGCCCCTCGGTTTATTACTCGTCTTTCTTTTCGTTCTTTGTCATATACATATTGAAGTCCGGTTGATTTTCCGCTTCCTTGTGCGTATTTGCAAAGATAACGATCCGGGCGTTACCGTTTAAGTTTCCACTTAAAACCATATTCCCGTTACGATCCTCGGATTTCCATAATCCGGTAATTTTCAAAAGTTCACTTTTTCCGTCTGCCATTGTTTTGAATTGTTAATTGAATTTAATGAATAATTGATCGTTCTCGACTTGATTTGTATAAGGAAAATCCGAAGGTCGTAACTCCGGTAATTCCGTCGCACTTGCCCGCTTTGATATTTGTTCCCGGGTACGAAAAAACATTCGATGATCGGGATAAAAAGCCATAAATTTACGGGCGTAAAAAGGGGCGTGATTGTTTCCAATTTTGAAAACGTCTTTCCCTTCCGTGTCCGGCGTGGACGTATGCCAACGGATTCGTTCGATTACAGATTTAACGCCGTAGTGTTTGAAACCTCGGCGAATCATTTCAAAGCTAAACCGTACAAATAATTGCCATACGTCCGGGTGTTGTTGGTCGTATTCCTTGAATTTTTCCAACATTTGTTCGTAGCGTGTCATTTCTTAAAACGTCACACGCACGTACGTCGTCGATTTCTTTGCCGGTGGATAACATAACACCCCGTTAATCTCGGTCGGTTCCTTCAACGATTTTAACAGTTCTTCACGCTCCTTGCGATATGCGGCGATCTCGTCCTCTTCGTTTTTGTAATCGTTCCAAACCTTGTCGTCGGAATAATCGTATCTCGCACTTTCAGCTTTGGTAAACTTCACCCCTTGAAAGTCGAAGGATTTATCCGGCTCCAAATCTGCACGGTCGAGTACCGCATCCCGGAAAGCCACGTCGTCCTTTACTGCTTTTATAATCTTCTCGATTGCATCAATCTTTGCCCGCACTTCAAGCGGATCGGTGTCACCGTTCATTACTGCGTTTACAACTGCGTCCGCAAAGATTTTAATTCCTTCCTTGTTCGAAGGAATATCCGAAATAATTGTCATCGCTCTATTCATAACTGATTTTTTTTAATTGGTTTTTACTGGTTTTCAAAATTTATGTTCGCTTGATTTGTGGCGTCGCCTTCAATGGTCGATTCGATTTCTGCGTCCTCAACGTCCTTGCGATCAAACGGAAGGTCGTCAAAAGTCATCGCCTCGTTCAATAACTTTTCCTCGTTGTTCTTACCGATACGATATTTCTTTTTGATCTCGGCAATTTTACCACCGTCCGCAAGGTACTTTAATGCGGCGTTCCATTTCTCCGGCGGTGAAGGATTCAACCACGGAAGTTCGTCAGCCTTCACGCTTGGTTCGCTTTTCTTTTTTGGTTCCGTTTGACCTTGTGCATCGGTGTCGTCGTCATCCGTGACCAGTCCGAGAATCGCCATAAGTGCGTACCGCCGCATATAAGTAATTATCGCACCTTTTGCCTGTACGATATTCATACCTTTAAATTCAACTTCCGGAAGTAACATTTTACTGTCGATCTTCTCGCCCGTTTTGGTATGGTAAAGGGTCGTATGAATAAACTCGTTTCCGTCACGCCATACAATCGGTTGCGTAAAAACAAGTCCCGCCTTTTTCATATGCGGTTTAATTGCCTCAATGATATGCGGCAACGATCCGTACTTGTATTTAAAATTTCCTTGTCCGGCCTCGCTCGATTTACTGATTGCCGGAACTTCATTTTGAAAAATACCAAGTGCCGTAACAATCCCGGTAATTTTCTCCTCGATTTTTTTCTCGTCTTTTTCCATTTTGATTTTTTGATTTAAAGGTTAAAATTAAATTCTGTTTTGTTTTGCAATCTCGGCGAGCCCACGTTCCACAAGTCGGATATAAACTTTGCCTATCGGTGTTTTTTTACCTTCCTTGAAGGTGAATAATCCTTGCGCCTTTTGAACTTTTTGGTGCAAGTCTTCCGATACCATAAACCGGATATTTACTTCACGGTCGTTATTAAAATTTGCCATTTTAGTTTTTCCCCTGTTTTTTATGTTTGTTAATTAAATCCCTTGCCGCATCACAAGTTCCCGAGTGTTGCTCCATTGTTTCGATACCGCCCTTTATCGGGCAATCGTCTTTTTTCGGACAAGAATCGCAATCCGGCTCAAAGTCGTCCAGTAACTTTTTTAGCTTGTGAATCATTACCGCATCGGTAAAGATTTCAGCCAGTTGCTCGGTTCTATTCATTGCGATTACAAGTTTATGAACTAACGCCTCGATGTCGCCTGTTATCATAATCGCAATTTGCCCGTCATGTTCACCAACGAACATAAACGGTTTTTCAGAATCAATCGCCCTTCCGGCAATTTCTTTCGCTAATTTTTTAGAATCCATTTAAAATAGTGTTAATTGTTTCGCTTCAAATTGTTTTAATTCATTTTCAAAATACCTTACGTGATTCGCAAGTAACGGGCAACGGTTCAAATAAAAATCCGCATCATACCCAAAGGATAAATCGTATTCGGAAATAGCTTCGTTTCCTCGTTCCTGTACGTCCTTTAATTTTGCCTTCGCTTTATTCAAGTCCGCAAGAACGTCATCGTAAGTCCGCTTCTTTACCCCCATTGTACGACCTTATTATCTTCAATCCATCCGTGTCCGCTTCCCGGAATACCTTCATATAATACCCGGAAGAAAATAGCTTCGCTTTTGCCTGTTCGAGCCTCGTCATCGACACCCCATTGATCGTCGGTGAAGTGATACGACTCAATGAAAAGGGCGTAGTCGCCCCTTCCATCAATGCCGTAACTCAAATCGTCAACCCGTGACATAATTCGAAACCATTTGTGACGCCAAATCTTGTAAATCCCTGCGGCGATCTTTGCTCTCGACCTCGTTAGCGATATGCGTAATTCCTTGCGCCAGTTTCCAAAGCGTATTTTTTCCCTGCAATCCGTTCTCGGGGTCGCCCTCGTAAAGTGCTTTGTTCAGCATTTCGACCTCGCCCTGTAACATACCCGATTTCGGAAGTGCCTTAACTTCACGATTGAAATCCAGTTCGATTTCGGTTGCGTCAATTATACGCTTACGTTCTGCGGTCAAATTTTCCTCGCTATAAACCGACTGCATAATATCCCGCACCTGTAACGATCTCGCTTTGGTGTCGGCCTCAACGGTGTCGGATGCGAAGGTAATATTTCCGCTTTCTTCAATACGTGATCCGAGGTGACGTTCTGCAATCATTGAGTTCGAAACCATACCGTTCAAGCAAACGACGTTCATTTGAAATACTTTCAACTGTAACATCGAAGCCCCGAAATCCGAGTTTCTTATCTGCGCCCCGAATACGGTGTGAATCGTCCCGTTATTCTCGGTCGGAATTTCAACTATCGTAGGGTGTATAACTTCCAAGAAATCCCGCAATTCGCCGTGCATTGCGTCCACAAGTACGCTTCCGGCTTCAACGGCGGCCTGTAAGAAAGCCAAAAAGATTGCGGCAGTATTCAATCGCTTGTATTTATCGGATAAAACACCCTTCGCCATTTCATCGACCTTGCGAATTAAAAGGTTTTGTTTTCTGCTACGGTCTGCGTACGCTTGCATCCGGTTAACAAATACCTGCCGTTCCCAGTCGCTCCCGTTTATTTCCCTTTGCAAGTCCTTTGCATTTACGTTGAACCTTCCGGCAAGTTGAGAAACTGCGTTCGGGTGAAGGGTGACGGCTTCCTCGCCAAATCCCATTCGCACTTTTTTATCCTCGCCATTGGCGAATAAAAGTTTGTTACTTGGAACGATAAAGTCGTTCAGCATTTCACCACTTTTTTCGATATGCGTCATCGCATCCAAAATGTCGTGGCGTCTGTTACTTAACTTTGCGTTAAGTTTGTCGGTCAAAATCTGCTTTTCTGTTTTCATTTTTTTTTGATTTTTAAATGATTAATTAACGTGATACCTGTCCGTAGGTTTTCATCCAGTACGTAAGGATTTCCCTTGCGACTGGCGAAGTAAGTTTAAACGATTTCATAAGATAACGTCCGGCTCCAAACATATTCGTTTCGCCCCCGTCACGAAGGTCGTCCAAATATTCAAGGTGTTCGTCCGTAATAAATGTCGGTCGTAATGTCGATCTTTCCATGTCGTTTTTATTTGAATAAAACATCGTAATAAATTCGCCCCTTGTCCCTTTGCTCGGTTTCGAACTTATCTCGTAAGTCCCGCATAACATTAATAACGTCCGGGTATTGGTCGATCTCGATAGGGGTGTAAAGTACAACCGCACCGGCAACAATAATCCGTATGCGTATTCCTTGCGGATTGAGTTTCAAGGCGTGTTCGATACCGCCTTCCGTAGTAAGTCTAACGATTACCGGGTTACCTTCCAGTTCGCCAGTAATTTCGTAATTTTCGTAACGATCATTTACGTTCGTAATTGTTCCTTCGTTTTGAAGTTTCTCGATTGCTTTGGTGAAATAATTGATTTCTGTTTTCATTTTTTTGGTGAATTATGGAAGCCGGTTTTCACCGGCTCCCGAGTGAACTTAACATTTAACTTCGTACCGTTTAACAACTTCGGTCGTTTCGGTTTCAATCAGTTCGCAACCGTCAATATTTGAAATCGTGGCGAACTCAATATTATAATGCGCAAACCCGATCCAACGTTTCAGTTCGTGATACCAAGTACCGGAACCGGAATTTACTCTTTTCGCAAACTCGAATTTCGAATTATTAGCGCACCAGTCCGTTATCAAAATTGTATCGTTTGCGGTGAACCTTTCAAAAGCGGGGCGAACGGTGGCGTAAACATAACTTCCGTAAATACTTATTTCCACGTTTGCCCTCGATTTGATTTTCTGCGGCAGGGTTTCAAGAACCCGTGCCATTGCGTCCGTTCTGCGCTCCGCACCTTTTAGTTCGTTCATGTCGTTTCGCAGTTGCGCCCGTCTTGCTTTGATTCGTTGGCGAGCGTCTTTCCTGTAATCAGTTGAATTTTTCATGTCGTGAATTGTTTAAAAATTAAAATTTAGATTTTAAAATAATTAATTGCTCCGTGCTATCTTCAAGGGTATCGTATTTAACGATCCATTGTTTTTTCGATTCCCGGAATAGCATTTCAATTTCGTAGTCTTTCAGTTGCAACCCCTTCCGGAATATTGGAAGGGTGTTTCGTAGTGCGAATAATTCAACACCCTGCATCGAAATAGTCTTACTCGTTGCGATGCGTTCTTTGTAAGTTGTTTCCATAATTAACAAGCGTTTAAATAGGTGTTGACATTTACGACTTCGTATTCCAGTTCTCCGTACATTTCAAAAACTGCGTTTTGAATTTCTGCTTCGTCGTCAGTTTGAACGGTCATAAAATACTCGGCCATTTCTCCGAACATCGTTTCAGTTAAGATGCGTACTTCGGTTTCGATTGTTTCGATTGTTGTTCCCATGTTTGAAAAGTTTAAAAGGTTTGAATTAAAAAATAAGTTAGTGTCGATCCGGGGAATCGAACCCCGCAATAACTGCTCGTCGTGAATTTCATCGCTTCATGCTCGCCCTATAAATAAGGTGTCGTGGCATTCGAAATTGATTTCCAAAATGATCGGCCCCCGTCCGTCTCTTTTCGTATCTGTAATCCTATGCGCTTACTCGTGTTTGCTTTCAGCCTTGAAAAATTCAAGGGTAACAGGCTTATGGTATCTACGGGGTAAAAAATGAAACCCTTTAAAAGTCTGCTTGAGCGAAGTCAGCTTTTTTCTGGTTTCAATCACTTGGAAAATTTTTTTCTGCCAACACCCCTTACTTCTTTCATTTCAGTTTCGGGAGCCACTACGTTGCCGGGCGAAAATCTGCGGGCAACTTGCAGGAAAAAAAACCAGTGTTTCAAGGAACTGGTACAAACATACACAAACGGTGTGACATACACAACACTTTGTGTAAATTTATAACGATTCTAAATACGCTAACCGTCAGCGACTTACGATATTTTAGTACACCTTATTTATAGGGAAAGGAAAATACCGCAAATAGACTGCGGACCAGTTACAGGTAAAGCCGGAAACAGGTACACCCCACGTTTGCCGAATAAGGTCGTTTTTAGCCGTTTTACTGGTCGATTGGGGTGCGAATGTATGTTTGTATAACACCGCTTGCGATAATCGAAACGCCTGATTTCCAGTGCGTTACAAGGGTGTAAAAAAAGACATTGAAGTATTTTATTATAATAGAAAAACCCCGAATTTCTCCGGGGTTTCGCTAAATAATCATTTAAAAATCAGTATGGAAATTCACGACTTAACAAACTTACGAAGAATTATTCGATAAAAAAAGTTTGAAAGCGGACACGATTTGCCGAAGCCGACAAGGTGTTCGAACGTGATTTATTCCAATTTCAAGAACATCGTCACGACGTTTGTTCCATTCCGAAACTAATTGTTGCCGCATATCTTGCGACCATTGTTTCGATTCAAGAAGGTTTTTTAATTCTTCCGTTGTCATTTCACACCGTAAAAATCTTTTTGTTCCTTCCAAATAACATACAAAATTTGCGGACGCACTCGCCACGGATTATACGCAGTCGCATTCCGATTGTTAAAGTCCTCGATTAGATTTTTGTAATCTTCCGTACCAACGACATACGCCTGCACGTCATCCTTCAAGAAGGCGGGAACCTTTTTTTTCGATTCCTTTGGTGAAGGGGTCATCGTATTTTCGCTTTTCTTTCCCTCGTCGGGTGTTTTCTTTGCTTTGGGTTTTGGTACGTATTTTACCGGTTCCCCTGCAATCATTTCCGACGCTTGTTTTACTTGTTCTTCGGTAACTTTCGGAGCCGTTTTCGGCGTAGTTTTTTTCTTTGCCATTATTTAAAATTTTTTAAAGTCCAATATTATGATCGTATAACCATGCGATTTGAACATCCGCACCGGGAGCCACGTCGACATTTAATCTGAAATTATTCGTCGGGTTTGAATTTACATAATCGCAGTAAATTACTTTCGAATTACCACCGCCGTCCTCAACAAACCAAGCCCGGAACCTTTGAATATCGGGTCGCCCTTCCGTTCCCGAAGTTCCAAAAACAGACGTAACGGCGGCGCCCATTGTAACGATGCCGGAATTTCTTGTTACAATTCCTTCGCAATCGTAGAACTTTCCCGAATCCCTTAACGCTGAAACATTTACCGTACAACTTATAAATTTACAATCCCGAAAAATCTGTCGTGCGACCGTATCATTTATTAAAGTTACACCCGTTTTTAATTCACGGAAAGAAAAGTTCGTAAATACAACACCGACCGGCGTAAACCCATCCGATGCAAGTAATTGAACACCGATACCGTTTGCCGTTATTCCTATCGTATTCGCCGCTTCACCACCGTTTATAAATATATTGTAACAGTCCCCTCGAACCGCAATTAATTCATTTACAGCGTCGTCGCATCCATTTACAAAAAGGTTCGTTATCGAAATATTATTTGAGTTTTTAATATCGACCGGCCTGTAAGGTACCGACGTATTATGCCTTAACTCGCCACCGCCTATCGAATGAAAATTATTAATCGCTATCCTTTGACTTAAACCGATATAAAGATTTTGTCCGTTTTCATATGAATAACAATTTACAAGATCGCAATCGACGTTCGTTGAATTGATACCAAACCCGAGCCGCCCGTTTTCCTTTGCAGAACAATTCGAAAATTTTACTCGGTTATTTCCGTAATACAAGATAAATCCGTCCTCGTAATCTGCAAGGTCGCTGACGCAATCAGTTATAAAAGCGTCGGAAGTTGTATAAAATAACCAGTTTTTGTTATCGGCGCTTTCGAGAATTAATTTATTCGCCCAAACGTAAGACGTTCCCCACGTTGTTATATCGTGCAAGTTACAGTCGATAACTTTGAACCCGTCAAAATAAATATACGTTGAATCTTTAACGGAAATTCCACCACCGGAAAAAATTTCTTCCATTCCGGTTTCCGTCCAAAATCCGTGGTCGTATTGGTTCGCTTTATTGCCGTCGATAATTCCTTGACCGTAAAACCGTACATTCGTTTTTGTATCAACGATAAAGATACTGTTCGCACTTCCGCAATCGCCGCTATCTGCCGCCACCAAAGCCACGTAAGCCGTTTCCGTAAACGATAAAGTGTTCCCTACGATATTGCTTACTTTACGAGAAATCGACATTAAACGGGTTTGACCAGCACCGCCACCGACTGCCGGTTGATTTGAGTCCGAAGCCGCAACGTATTCGCCAATTTCAAACGCACTTCCGTCGGTTACTTCCATGTCGGTCGATCCCAAAGCAACGTCGGCGGTAAGTGATTGAATTACCGCATCCGTCTGTTTAAGTGTTCCACGAATTATAATAATATTGTTGTCGTTCGGATATATTGCACGTCGGATCGGGAACACCTCGGAAACATCATTTCCAATAATAACGATACGATTGTTATCCAAAGCCGTTTGAATTAACGCCCTGTAATCAGTAACCGAAGCGTCGTATTCAATTACCTCGCCCAGCCCCAAAGATAATTCGGCAAAATTCTCGTTCAGTTTTCCTCGTACGATTAAGCCGCTCTCGCCGTTATTAATTGTTTCGATCATAACGCTATTTTTTTAAATGTATTCGACTAAAACATTGTCGATATTTATTTCGGAAACGGGCGTATTTGAATAAAACGCAAGGTTATCGACTTGTGTTCGGTTTCCGGTCGCCCAAATTACCGTCGTTGTGGTAAACGGCAACGACGCCCGAGTACCAGTACCGTCGAAAGTCAATCCAAACGAATCGAATTTATAAGCACTTAACGGAGCCGAAGTTACGGTAACGGTTATCTTGTACCTTCGTCCGGTAACATTATTAAACGGCCTTCTCGCACCTTGACTTGAAGCGTTCGATAACAAGTGTAAATTATTCGACAAAATTTCAGCCGTTGTCGGTGTTCCCACAAGCGTCCAAGCACCCCACGGAAGCGGTTGATTCGCCGCAACGAAATCTTCGTCCCATTCGACGGAATAATAAAATACTTTAACGTCGACATTCGCAAAATTATCAAACGGTGTCGTAGTGTAATCTGCTAAGAAAACCGCATATTCGTTTTCCAACGCAGTCAAAACAAGTTCGTACGCTTTCTTGTCCCCCGGAGCCGTCCCCGAAAGGTCGGAGCCACCCGAAGCAATAAATCCGTTCGCCCTTCCATAAAGGCGAATTTTATTATCGTAATCTTGTGCAAATATCGTCCATCGCCCACGCTTTAAATTGTTGATATTTTCCATATCGGCGGGTAAAATATTGTAAAGCGTTAGCGAAATAGTTTGCTCGACAAACGATACGCCATTTTCCTGTACGGAATTTACGGCCTGTTCGACGGAACCTACATTGTCGGCCATTTCAAATTTAAAAACTGTTAAAGGATCGGCCCCGAGCGAAGTAATTTCCCCGCCCGCTTCAGTTATTCCAGTCAACGCAGAAAAGTCGTTTAACTTGGTTATATATAAAACCTTGATTCCCGCCCTTCCGGTTGCGCAATCATTTATTAAACGTCCACTTGTTAAATCGCACGACATAATTTCTATTTTTTTTTAGTTATCCTTCCATGTTTCGGCGTCAATCCAAACACCGGTATCGTTCCAAATACCGAACGCCAAAATCCATTCGAGTAAAATACTGCCGCCAAAGGGCGTGCCTAAATACCATTTTTTATTTTCGCATCCGCATTGCATCACGTATATTTTTCAAGGTTTAAGCCCCCGGAATAATTAACAGATTGCGGCGAAACTTCACCGTTGTCGGTTACAGAATACTCGGGAAAATCCACCGAGTTCGCACAAAGGTATGCGATTAATCGTTGCTTGTAAAATTCGGCTTGTCCCCTGCAAAGTTCCGCAAGTTTATCAATATCGTTGAAACTGGTCGGCGACCCGTCGTCTGTAATCCTTTGAATAATACCCGAATTTACCACTTTAACGCCCCAAAACGGAAGCCCCGCATAACAGGTGAACCAAACACAAACCCGTGCGATATAATCTTCGAGCAAGTCTTTATAAACGCCCGCAAGTGTTGACCCGTCAATATCGGTCATTATTTTCTCGTATAACTTTTGCCCGAGTGTCGGTTGAATCCATTTATCTTGCGTCGCAAGAATATGCGGCCAAATATACGACCAGTCCAAATCGCCAGTAACGGGTGCCAACGCTTTAAACAGTTCTTCGGAAATTATTAACGCTTCGTTTCGTGCCATGTTTACAAGTCTTTATTTACTGTCGTTGCCTTTTGATCGTCCGGGATTACCTCGGCAGGGGCGTTTCCGGGTGAAACAAGTTCGTCGTTTTCAAGTCCCTCGTTCGGAAGGAATCGCCCTCGTTCCCTTTTACGGAAAAATACCAGTCGATGCCATTTATGCCGACACCCGTACGATCCTTTATAATCCCAAATTGAATACATACCGAACTCCGGATTCGCTACGTTACTCGTCATCGTATCAATATCTTCCTTGCGATAAATAAGATTCATATCGAGAACCGCACCGCAAAAATCTCGGTTTTTTTCGTCCCTCGGTCCCCTGTATTCGTATCGAATTTTATAAAGCCCTGCGTCAATATAACTCGGAGCCTCCGGATCGCTTGAAATATCGCTGAACGTATCGGGTTTCAACTTCATTCGGATGCCGGCGGCGGTTAACATATCGTCAATTTGTACGAGAACATATCCGTCCGCTTCCAGTCTTTCACGGCTTTCGCCTTTTTCTTTTAAGTGTTTAAGAATTGTTCCGACAAGTTCGTCCGGGATAAGGTGTTTCCCGGCTCTCGAAAAATTATCTTCGTCATCCGTTGACGCTTCCGCATCCTTATCCTTTCCTTCGAGCCATTGTCCCGGTTGCAGGGTTTCGAGTGTTGCCTCAACGTCCCATCC